CCTCTACCCTGTTATTTGTAATCTTTGTAAGAACAACAGAAATATTTTTACCAGCCTCGGTAGAGCTTTCATCAATAAGCAAGGGGCTGGCGGTAACTACTGGTGCGTACTGAAAGTCACTAAAGTTATAGCTAAACGTCCCCTCTCCATCTGGGCTAGTCGTAGAGCTGTTAGACACTGTAACGTAGCCACCAACAATTCTTGCGTCAGACGTGCGGACACTTTGGTTGCCAGCAGAAGCGGTGTCGATAGAGGTGTAGCGACCAGTAGTTGGGGATAGCTGAGTAGCTATCTCGTTGATTGTGTTTGCTAGCTGGTAAACATAGGACAGATCTAGTGGCTGTCCTCGTTCTGGCAAAGGTATTTTAGACATATATCTCCTGACTTAATTATACCAGGCTCTTGACTGAGCTTTCAAAAATTGTTATTAAGTTCGATCTTTCTTTTTCGGTACTTGAAATCTGTATAGCAACCTGGACAGAGGCCGCTGACTGCACTAAAAAAGAGTACTGGTGGGTCGTTGTGGTCCCATGATAAAAGTATTCGTCACTATCAAACTTAACAAAAACATCATAATTGGGACGACCCTCTTCGTCTCCCCAGACAACCTGAATTATACTGTCATTAACAGCAACATCTCCATCTACAGAAACTAAGTCTGGAGCAGGAATTTCCCTCACGGGACTCCAGTGAGAATATCGGTTTTGGTCTTCTGAGATTATCCTGTATCTGACAATGTAACCATAGGTTCCGTCAGAAAGTCTGCTGACTGGTGGAAGATCTTCTTTAGAAAGAACTACTTTTTGCTGGCCTCTTGGCATTATGCAACATCCATACCATATCTAAACTCTACAAGATTAGAAGTGTTAGGCTCTTTTGCTACAGGCTCTCCACTCTCTGTTTTAATTACTGTATACCCCGTCATGCCGTAAAGTGGATTTTGTGAAGTTAGATTTTCTAGCCTTAGGCCGTCAAGGGCTAAGTAAAACTTATCGGATGGCGTTACGCTTCCAGAATTATCGTATATCATTGCGTAAATCTTAACAGCATTAATTGTGTTCCACGTAAACCCGCTACTTCGTATTAAATCTCCTAGCGTTTTTGTTACAACCACATATCTGTTTGTTACAAAGTCTATGTCTGATGGGTCTAGGTCTACTTCTAAGCGAGCAAAATTTTCAGAATCTACAGCATCGCTAGAAGCAAACTCCAAAATAATTCGAACTCCCCCAACTCTTTCAGCCTGAGAAGCATCTTTATCTAGAATAGAAAAGGCTAGTCTAAGCTGATCCTCTGATGAGTTTCTGTTAAAGTCTGCTCTAATGCCTGTAAGGTGAATGTGTGTACCATAGTATTCTGAACCCACAGGCTCTTTAATCGACAAGCTTCCTGCAGACTCTTCAATGAAGGACATGTCTCCTGAAATAAAAAGGGCTCTGTCTAAAAATCTAGGGATTTCATATCTGGAAGATCTCACAGTGCTATTAAAAACAGCATTGTTTGAGTTAGTTCTAAATACGGGAACTGGATTGCTTTGGTTGTCTAGGGGATTTATAATGCTCCCCTCAAGCTCCCCGTTAAGAGGCTCTACAAAAGTCTGAATTCCAACAGCCGCAACATCGTCGTGATACTCCCAGTTCTCTGATTCAGAAAATGTATAAATCATCTTGCTATCTTGGGCTCCCGCTGCTGGATTAGACTTTGCTGAAAATATCCCGATTTCGCTAAACAAATACCTTTGATCTCCTGGCAACTCTCCCGCAAAAACGATGTTGGCTGCGCCAGCTTCATCATAAACATATCCCCTGGAGCTAATTGGAATTCTTAAAACCTCAAAGTTTAAATTCTTTTTTTCGGAGTAGTCGCCAAAAGACTCTGAGTTGTCTAAGGGTGTAGCTCCAACCCCCAAAGCAATGTGCGATGCATAGGCTGGTGCCTGGCCAATAAGATATTTGGCTAGGATAGTTCTTCCAGTATTAGTAATCAAGATTCCTCCGTATATATTGTATCACTCAAGGCCTGGCCGTTTCTTAGAATCTCTACGTCTACCCTTTCGTTGACTTCCATATTTGTTACGTCAACAACTAGGTCTCCTTTATTGGCAGCTGCCAAGCCATCACCTGCAATATAAACCCTTTCTCCAGAAGGACCTGTTCCATTTTCTGGAACGTGGATGTCAAATCTAATAGAAAAGTTTTTAAAATACTTTTCTATTGTTTCTGGAATACTGAATATGTTTTTTGAGTTGTATCTTCTCTCTAATCCATTAAGGTTTCCCACTAGGCTGTATGAAACACTTTGTCCGTTTACAATATCATTTCTAGCAATAGAAATAATTTCTTGCCCCCCGATATCTTCAAAAATTAAATTAGTCATAGCATCTACGGGTAGTGGGGCTTCATTAAACAAGATGAGGTCTGGAGTTGCAACCTTAACTGCAGGTCTTGTAGAAGAGCTGGATGTTTTTTGGGCATCTGGAATATCTGGAGTAGCAGAAACATTATCTGACATTAAATAACCTCGCTTAAAAATACTTGTGTCTGTGGCCCGTTAGCTTTTCTAGAGTAATCAATATGGTACACAACAAATCTAGAGTCGGGAGAGCCAACCTCTTCTACATCATTTTCATTTAAGTAATCTATCTTTACGATATCGCCTAGCTGCAATATTGGTAAACCAAAAACTTCAATGCCGACGGATTTTCTTGGTGCCATAACTTTGCTGGTTAGCCATTGCATAAGACTATCTGCACTATCTTGACTTTGTATATATGGAGCAGAAATTGAAAAAGAGCTTCTTCCTTCGGTTATTCTACTTAGCTTAATATCTCTGTATCTTTCTTTTACAACCTCTGGAGACCTAACCACCAGATCCCCCGCAAGTTCTGGGTCTGAAAGATTTCCTACTCTCTCAAAATACTCATCTACACTCAACTCATTTTCTGACTGCTGAGTAAAGGTCGCACCCTGAATCCTAAGATAGTTTCCACTTGCTGAGTCTAGCATTAGGGCTGTGTCTGTGTTATTAAATACTAAAAACTCTGCTCCGTATGAACCCGCTCTAAATCCAGAAACGGTGTAACCTTTTAGTCTGTTAAATGTGGGAGATATCTTTGCAGAAAGTGCTGGATAGGCCTTATCGTATCTTACATCAAAATACGCTGCTTCTCTCATAATTGTTCCAAATTCTTCAAAATAAATATTATATTTAGGTGGCTCTGAAGAGCTAATCCCAGAAAGATAAGTAGACTGAATTAAGCCACTAACTGCATATTTTTGAAATGCCTTATTTGCATTTAAATCTTCGTCCGCAAATGCTGACTTTACTGGTGTGTCTATGGAAAAGCTTGTATTCTGACTATAGTTTTCTGTGAGCGCATAAAGGTTTTCAAACATGCACTTGGCAGCTCCTCTAGTAAATAAAGCTGTATTGTTGTATGCTGGCAAAGGATTTTCATCGTCAACTATGGCAACTGAAACATTGTTTATGTAAAGATAAAACCTTCTTATGTCGCCAATATCTTCATACTCTACAGCAAGATCGTAAACGGTTGTTGACTCTTCGTTTGCCATTCTAGATTGTCCAGAAAACTTCCCATCGTCTACAAGGACACTCCCTACGCCTTCCCAAAGTTTTTCAGGTATGGCTTTTGAGCTATCTATAGTAGCTTCGGAGTCTCTTTGAATTTTATAAAAGAACAAGTTATTAACCAGAACGTCTCCGTCGTTTTCATAGCTGGCAATTTCAGCTGCCGTAAGAGCTGCTATTTCAAAGTAGTATCCGTTATTTGTTTCTGGATTAAGTAGAACAGCGATGCCTCCAGAGCCACCAGCAATTGTAACATCTTGGTCTGTTCTGGTATTTGTTGTTGTAAAATATGTAGTGGCTCCCTCTGGCGACTGAGAACGAATATCGCTACCTTCAATTCTACCGACAATCCTAAGCCTGGTTCCAAAATGTCTGAATTTGTTTTCTAATTTTTTGTAAACATACGTTACTCTGTCTATTGGAGAGTTTGTAGCGCCACCACTGAGCACTAAAGCAGAAGATTGCATAGTAGCAGGATAATTAGGTATTTTTGCAATTTCGTCTGCATACTCGTTAGCAAAAATATTTTTAATTAATCCGCTTCTAATTGTTTCCCTTGCTCTGACATTGTCGAGGCCAGCAGCCCCAAGGACGGTAGGCGGAGAATCTTCTTGCCCAAACAAGTACTTAGAATCCATATTGATTCCTCTTACTGTTGAGTTGTCTGTCCAATAATCACTTAGGCCAGCGCTGTGGCTAACCACCGATGTACCGAATTGTCCCCTACCGTGCTTTGCAACTGCACCATTTGACAACCTTGTCACGCCTTCAGCCGATTCGTATTTTGGTTCTGAGTAAATTCTAACAAGGCCAGTGGGGTAAATTTTGCCATTAAAAGGAACCTTAGCAAAATATCTTTGATACTCTCTTACGCTACTAATCCATACGTTATCTCCATCAAAGCCAGAGTTCTGTCTTTCTGATTCAGAAAGCCCTGGTATGCTGTACTGGACTGCATCGTATCTAATAATTTCTCCATTAGCATAGAAGTAACCGTTGTAACGGCTTAGCCAGTATATAGCCTCTCCTAGGTCCATAATGTT